ATTTTAGTGGACTTCTGAGTCCTGACACGGATCTTTCCGGTCTTTGGGTCTGTGTACTCCTCATAGACCTCTTTGTAAGTCTGTTTACCGGTTTCCTTATCTATAACTGGACTACCTTTTCTCTTTAAAACAGAAGTTTCTGATTTAGCTCTCGAGATTAAAGTAGATGCTCCTTCTCTATATCGACCCTCTTCGTCATAGGTACCTTGATATTTTTTCTTAAGAGACGCGATACCATTGTCAAGTTCACTTTGTTTATAGTCTAATTTATGTTTTTCAGCATCGATAACTACCATACTATGACGAACGGCTCTTGCTAATTCGTCTTGAGTGGCTCCTTTTAGAGTCATATCCGTAATTAAATTTGAAATTTTACCCATTTCTGTCTGGGTATTTTTCATTGCTTTAAAAGTTCCTTCTTTTTTACCACCATACTCTAGTTTTGGGTCAAATCCTTCAAGACCTTTTAAAGCAGGAGTGGATGTGATTTTAACTTTACCGCCGGTAGGGATGACCATAACCGTATCACCGTCAAAATCTGCTCCAGACAATCGTTCAGCTACTTTACTGTTAATACCAATGGCATCTGCTGGAGTATTTCCTAAAATTCGCCTAGCTTCTGCTTGTTTATTATTAACGGTTAGAATTGGAATTTCAAATGTTCCACCATGAGGATAACGTATAAGAGCTACTTGTTCGCCATTTTTATAATTAGGAGCGTATACTTCGTTGTCTTTCATGGAAGTAATGGGTAGTATTACCTGGTATTTCTGTCTTGGTAAGGCGGCAGCCTGTAGGTGAATAGCTGCGGAATCGCAATCATCCGAAAACGATTTTAACAAAGCTTTTTTTACGGTAGGATTTGTAAGGGACATAATTTCGTCAAATTCTGCTTGTTTATCAGCCGATGCTAAATTAAGTTGTTTTTTAATCAGAGTTATACTCTGTTTGGAAAGAAACTGAGATGGAAGACTATCGCTCCATTCGTTCCAGTCTCCTTCTTCAGCTCTCTTATTAATGAGTGATAGTTGACGTTTTCCATCCTTGTCGATGTAATAACTTTGACCTCCTGCTTTAATTAGAGAACCGAAAGGGTTATCAGGATCGTTGCTGATGTTTTTAAGAACGTCCATTTTTGGAACATCTTTACTTTTGTTGGTATTAAAAACAATATCGACACCATCAGGCATGTCGTCAGAATATACAGCCATTCCTTTTATGTATTTTTTACCATCCACAAGAATACGGACCTGAGCATAATGGGATTCTCCTAAAGAAAGATCATCTACTCCTCTTCGAATCTCGACCAAGCCGTCTTTCTCGATCCCGCCTTCTTCTGCATAACGAATCTTAATACGATTAGAATCCATACTCTTCGGATAAACAAAGGTATCAAAGGTTTCTCCACCATCATGAGACACATAATCCCTAACAGAATTAATTTTATCAAAATTATAAATTTCTTTATGCTCAGTGCCAGGAGGGCAGAGGACCTGAATATTTGTTTGCTTACCAGGATTAGTCGCTTGCGGAACTCCTCCACCATAAACCTCGTAACCTTCCATCTCCAAAATATAAAGAGCCTGTTTCATTTTTTCTTTAGAGATTCCTAATTCACGTTCAACACCAACTCCAACATCGATCATACCTTTTTCATCAACTTGCTTCTTTAGAAATTCGGCAGTTTTTCTAGCCTGATTCATACGAGCTTCAGCGTCTTCATTAAGAAGGGAGCGAACCGACGAGTCATTTTTATACCCCATCTTTTCCGCAATCTCATTAAGAGAATATCCCTTCTCTCTCAAACCTTTAGCTGTGGCAACTTCGAGAGATCTTCTTTCGTCTTTTGCTAATCCGACTTGTGTTCTGAGCTGAGTAGTTGTAAGTTCCATCGATTCGGCAATTTCTTTCTCACTCATACCGGATTTCTTTAATTCGTTTACTCTGCTGAGAAAATCGCCGCTACGTTGAAAAGGGTTTTTACCCGAACCCCAAGGGTAACGTCCAGAACGTCTTAGTATTCCATAATGCATTAAAATTTCTTCCGCTATGGGATTCATAGTTTAAACCTCCTCCGATTTGATTTTGTTAATTAACTTATCAAAAGTAATAATTTTATCCATGATAGGAACAATATCTTCAACTGTCGGATTATGATATAAAATTTGGTCTGACTGATATATTCGTAATTCAATACTAATATCAGCAGGTTTAACTTTATATTCCAAACAAAAAAGAGCAGCATATATTTCAAGCTGCTCCATATGTGCCGGAATAACCCCAGATTTAAAATCGTGGATCCTAAGCATTTTATTTCTAAAGGAAATAGCATCGGCTGTGCCGAAGCAGTTTTCCGAATAATATAAAGGTTGCTCAGGAGTCATTTTAAATCCAATTGCATCGTTAACATACATATTCAATGTTTTTTGAGACTTGGGAAGTTTTTGTCCCAATTTAATGCATTGAGCTGCAAATTCATGAAGTTCTGTTCCTTTTTGAGCCGCTGTAAATTTCGAATATGCTTCAATTAGTTTACCTTCATCATAATTAATCCAATGATATTTGCTAGCTCCAAGAAACGCATGTTGTCCCTTAAGGTTTAAATGCTTGTTGAAGTTCATGCAATACCTCCTCTTTATTCTCTGGACATATGAATCTTGAGAATGACATCTCATTCATAAGACCAACATAGTATTTTTGATTTGGCTGTTTCTTGGCACCAGCACTCTTTTTACATTCTAGGGAAGCCCACTTATTTTTATATAAAATAAGCAAGTCTGGAATTCCCTGAATTTGATCCATTGTAAAAACCATACATCCCGGAAATAAGTCTTTAAGTTTTTCAATAAGTCGATCTTGAAAACCACTTTCCAATTTAGAACTTCTTGCCACAAGCAGGCCTCCTTTCTTTTAAAAATGTGCAAACACAAAAGAGAAAGTAACACCGGTCGCGTTATAACCCTTTCTCTTCATAAAAGAGCATGTTTTTTTCGCGAAGCTAAAAATAACCAAATAAAATAAGAATCCATTGTTTAAGACTCTCGACCTTTAAAAAATATTTGCGGTAATAGGATTTCTTGCAAAATAATCGCTTTTTAAGCTTGTGGCCAAAAACCCACTTTTTTTTTGTTAATTATATATATATATTAAACTTTTTATCACAATTAAATAAGAAAAAAAGTGGGCAAGTGGGCAGAAAGCCCGCAAACCCGCATGAACACTGGGTTTCAGCGTGCCCACTTTCATTTTAAAAATGGCCAAAAGCCCACTTTTTTTGGGCAAAACCCAAAAAATCGTCCGAACAATCTTCAAAAAATCTGCCCAATTTTTCGAAAAACTTAAAAAGCCCACTTTGCAAAAAATAAAAGTGGGCAGAAATTATATCAATTTTCCGCTTCCTTGTTCCTTTTTTCTTTCTTCTTTTTGATGGCATCTTTCGCCGTCAGATATGAAACGTTAACTAGTCCTAAGGCAGCTATTGTTTTTATGTTTCCTGCATTAAAAACTTTAGCCTTAACATCATAATTATCGAAAGGAGTAGTTGTTCCTATTTTTTTACCCAGATACTTTATGGCAGTAGGCACTACTGTTTGAGCTAGGAGAGTGCCTCCGGTATACGCCAAATATCTAGATACTGCTTGTTCACCTTTTGCAACTTTGTAAGCCATTTCGTCAGATAAATTTTTATATTTTTTTGCTCTATTTTCAACTGACCGGGCTTCTTCCTTTCTTTTAATCATACCTTTTAAACCTGTATTACGCTTAGCCATTTCTTTATTGGTTTCTTCTCGATCTCTTTTTTTACCTAATGCCGTTCTCGTTCCGTCCTTGTTCTAATACCTTCTTAAACCCCATTTCATACCAAGAACTTGGTTGCTATTTCTTTTGTTGCAAAGGGTGCGTCCATCCCGTCTTTAAAAACTGCTCCATAACTTTCTAATAATGCACGATCTGCTGAATCATCATATTCAAGGTTTTCTATTATCTTCGACAAGGTATTACTTTTTATTTTCTTACCAAGTAATACCCCTGCTGTTACGATAACAATAGCGCCTCCGATAGTTAATACAACAACCTCGTGTTTCTTATAAAACTTTTTCAATTTTTCAAACATGATTTTATTCTCCTTTCAACAAATGATTTATTATTTCCATTAAGACAAGCAACAAAACATGGGCTATAAATATGCGATTTACTAATTAGGTATTGTTTCGCAGATATCTAATCAGTATCCAGATGAGCCAAATAGTAATAGTAAAAATTGTCAAATAATGTAATAAACATAGCTTATAACAAAATAGTCCACCGGTTAACAGAACTAGAATAAAATCTAGAAGTATACCAAACGTACTACGCTTTTTAGTTCCTCTACTCATAACTTCCTCCTAATCTTTTATTATATTGATATATTACAAATAAATTTATAAATCTCGCTAAGGCCGGAATATTTTTCGTCACCTTTTACAAGTGTGGGTGCCTGCCTAATACCAAGTCTGTTTACAAGCTCCGCATTATCCTCGGCAAATATCTTTTTAAAAGCTATATTGATTTCTTTTAAAATTTTCTCGGCCTGTTTACAATTTGGGCAAGTACTGGTAGCGACGAGGATTAACTCTTTATTAGTTTTGTTAATATCATACGCGTACGTACGACGGTCTTTGAACTCCTGCACTTTTCCGTCATTCCAATTCTGAACCGGTCGGTAGTAACCAGTAATACGGCTGTATATTTCAGTGCCCTCACCACAAACTGGACAAGACTTTACTTCTCCGGTTAAATATCCATGGTTCTTACAGATAGAGTAGGTCGGAGATAGAGTGTAATACGGAAGTTTATAGTTTTCCGCAATCTTACGAACAAGAGTAGCAGCTGACCTCCAATCTGGAAGTTTCTCGCCGAGGAATGCATGAAAGACAGTGCCTGACGTGTAAAGAGTCTGAAGTTCGTCCTGAATGTCGAGAGCATCAAAAATATCATTTGTATAACCAACCGGCAGATGAGTAGAGTTCGTGTAGTAAGGAGTTCCGTTTTCATTAGCAGTGACTATGTCTGGAAATAACTTCTTGTCATGCTTAGCAAAGCGGTATGCTGTAGACTCGGCAGGTGTAGCCTCCAGATTGTAGAGATCGCCGTAAAGCTCCTGATAATCACTTAAGCGTTCACGCATATGATTGAGAACATCCTTAGCGAACTTCTGAACTTCGGGAGTAGACAAATCTTTACGCAGCCACTCAGCATTAAGCCCCGCTTCGTTCATACCAACAAGACCAATGGTGGAGAAGTGGTTATCAAATGTTCCTAAATATCGCTTAGTATAAGGATATAATTCGGCGTCTAAAAGCTTAGTAACGAAAGTCCGCTTAATCTTAAGAGAGCGAGCTGAAATATCCATCAAACGGTCAAGTCGTCCGTAGAAGTCTTTTTCGTCCGTAGCCAGATAAGCAATTCTAGGTAAATTAATAGTAACTACACCAATTGAGCCTGTGGACTCCCCAGAGCCGAAATATCCACCGGACTTCTTGCGAAGCTCTCTCAGGTCAAGTCTAAGCCGACAGCACATGGAACGAACGTCACTTGGCTCCATGTCAGAATTGACATAATTTGAGAAATATGGGGTACCGTACTTAGCCGTCATTTCAAATAAGAGCTTGTTGTTCTCTGTTTCACCCCAGTCAAAATCTTTTGTTATAGAATATGTTGGAATAGGATATTGGAAACCGCGTCCGTTGGCATCGCCTTCAATCATAATTTCAATGAAGGCTTTATTAATCATATCCATTTCCTTTTGACAATCTCCGTAAGTGAAATCCATTTCCTTACCGCCAACAATAGCAGGAAGGTTAGCCAAATCATTTGGAACAGTCCAATCTAAGGTAATATTGCAGAATGGTGCTTGTGTACCCCATCTAGATGGAGTGTTAAGGCCAAATACGAAAGACTGTATACATTGTTTAATTTCTTTCTGGGTAAGGTTGTCTACTCTAACAAATGGTGCTAAATATGTGTCAAAAGACGAGAATGCCTGAGCCCCAGCCCATTCGTTCTGCATAATTCCGATGAAATTAACCATCTGGTTACAAAGCGTTGAAAGATGGCTTGCGGGAGTAGAAGTAATTTTTCTGGCTACTCCACCAAGTCCTTCCTGAATCAACTGCTTCAAACTCCAACCTGCACAATAACCAGTCAACATAGATAAATCGTGTAAATGAATTGCGGCACTTCGATGTGCGTCGGATATTTCTTGGTCGTAGATATTGGATAACCAATAATTAGCAGTGACAGCACCCGAGTTAGAGAGAATAAGACCTCCGACAGAGTAGGTAACTGTGGAATTCTCTTTTACGCGCCAGTCATTGAGACTAATATAGTTATCAACCAAATCTGTATAATTCAAAACGTGTTCATTATTTATCATATCAAGTCATGTTCCTTTCCATGTATATATTTTTAGAAAAAGAAAGAGTCCTTGTTTAGGACTCAATCTTTTAAACTTCTTTTATTGAATTTGACACTAATTCAGCGGCCCTTTTTTGAAGTTTTTGGTTTCGAGCAGCTTCTTTTTTATTAGCTTTTTTCATATATCTATTTGCGTTATTTTGAGCATGTTTTTCTAAAAATTTTCCTATTTTAATATCGATAATTTTTTGGTTACTGCTGCCGTACATTTTTCCAGTGACTAATTTATCCTGTTCAAATTTTCCATCAACAATATAATCAGCCATTTGAGCCAATTGTGTATCTTTGATTTCGTCATATTTAAACCCGGTGTAAATCCAAATATCAAGATGTTCAGGAAGAAGGTTCAAGAGGGAGACACATTCCTCTTGTTGATAGAATGGATCTCCCCCTGATAAAGTGACTCCGTCTATATGCTTATGTCTTTTAATATCTTCAGCTAATTCCTCTGGTGTGATTTCTTCACCTCCGTTAAAATCCCAGGTTTCCGGGTTTTGGCAACCAATGCAATGATGTGCACACCCTTGGCAGAATATAACATATCGGACACCATAACCGTTAACTAATGAACAGGATAAGGTTCCTGCTATTCGCATGATAATGACCTCCTTTAGAGCGGTCGATAATTATAATCATCAATATACTCATGTGGCCAATAATTCTTATCATCAATGTACTCATGCGCAAATATCTTTCTGGACGCGTCAAATATCAAACTGTACGTCTTGTATTTTTTAACAGCAGCATCAAGTCTATCTCCACCAATTAGTTTCCATATTTTTTCCTCCTTTCAAGTAAAAAATAAAAGAGTCTAAGTTTCCTTAGACTCCCTCTTAAAATATTTAAAATGTCTCTTATTAATAATTGAATATCAACTGTTTGTAAACGTACGGCGCTTCTTTATAATAGTACCCCCTAACTATAGTAGGTCTCATACTATCGTCTGTAAAAACGACGTGTCTAAAATATATCTTTGTCAATTATAATTCACTCCTTTCATTTTATTATTTTTTCCATAATAGGGGGTGTTTATTTCGCGTAGAATTAAGTTTATCATGCAAAAGAAAGAGTCCTTGTTAGGACTCAATCTTTTTTTAAATATAAATCTAATTTAGTGTAGAATATATTGTGTATCTTTTGTGATTAAATTCTTGATTTTTGTAATATACCCTATTATTGTAAGTTTTGTACTTCTCAGTTCGCAACCCACAACTCTAGTGTACGGTTCTACATCATAATCTTTAAATATTTTTTCGATATCCATATATAATTACCTCCTAGAATTTATTTCCATAATAAGGGTTGTTTTTTTTGCGTAGCATTAAGTTTTATCTAACTCTAAATATCTTAAATCGCATCTTCTTTTCTCTATTAAAGATTCGTTTATAAAATTTTTTACTTTTTCAGCTTCTTCCACTGTGTCATACTTACCAAGCCATAGTTTTTTACTGTCTAACCTTATACCAAATACGGTGTTTCGGTTATAATCTAGTATGATAGCACTGATTATACACTTAGATTGTCCGGCTTGGTCGGTTATAATTACGCCTTGACCTAAATCCATAAGTTTCATTTCTTTTCTTTCTCCTTTCAAATATAAAATTACCACTCTTTGTGGCTATCAGGCCATTCATGTTTTTCATCAGTAATAAATTCTATTTACCACTTAACAAACTTACTCTCGTTAAAGTTCTTCTTCTCCTTAAGAGCCTTACTGATAGCCAGGTCAATCCCGCTCCTAGATTTAAGATGATAGTAATATAAATCTGTATAAGGCGTATTAAGCCTGTCGATTCGTCCTGCGGCTTGTACCATGACCTTATAAGAGTAATTCTGGGAGTAGAATATAATAGTGTCCGTTGTTATACAGTTCCAGCCTTCACAACCGGCTGCATACTGCACTAGGTAAACCCAACTCTTACTGTTTGGGATGGGTTCATGTTTGTGACCGTTCCACTCTGCAATCTTAACCCCGCTACCAAATCCTAAGTTTTTCAATATCTCCAATTCATAATCAAAATTGTAGAAAATAATAACTTTAGGATGATTTTCAAATATCTCCAACACAGCTACTTGTCTGGATTGGTCGGAGTTTACGATTTTACGCCAAATATAACAAAGTTCGCCCGCGTTCTGAATTGGTTCGTTTTTATAAGGATTCCATCGAGTTCGAGATACATCTTTATAAGTTTCTATGTCATATGAAACATAAACGTCTTCATGATGAGGAATCGTTTCTCGTTTGAAATCCATATCGATAAGGATACTTCGCCGCAGTTTCAAGAGCTTTCCGGTTCTAACATAACGATCAATTTTCGGGAATTTAGTAAAATGACTATAGACTATGTGTTCCCTTGTAAACTCGGTTCTATTTTTATAGAAGCCATTCGCAATGAATACTGGAATATAATCCTGCCATGTATCGCCAGGTGTCGCCGATAGTAGAATCCAATCGTTGTTTTTGGTTATCTTAAGAAAAGACTTAACCCAAACCCCGCTACCTATTACACGCTGCTCATCAAATATAAAGAAAGCACCAGTAACATTTACGTATTTACCGATGTTATTCCATGAGTCAACGACGACCTTGTGATTATGGTAGAGGTTTGTTTCCGGATGAGTAGAAAGAAGGAAGGGCGAAAGCTCACCTTCCCATTCCAAAGTATCTCTCTTTCTTGCGGTTGTTATAATATATAAGTCTTTAGGAGGATCGTCCATTGGAATATAATCACCACCGATTAAGCTATTCGGGTCTCCTCCGTTTTGTAGGTAGTAGTAAGACAGGGCAGTTAAACTTTTTCCAGAACCAACTCCACCGCAGAGAATACATCCGTTTTTCATTTTTTTAACAGCTTCTATCTGGTAATCAAATAACTTAACGGACATTCATCAACCTCCTTTCGCAAAATATAAAAGAAAAAGGAGCCTTAATAGACTCCTAACTAAATATAAGCATGTCAACTATTATCTTCCTGATTTACCAAGAAGAGACCCAACCAAAGATGCTCCAGCTAATACGGCAGCCGTTCCAGCTAAACTAGCATATGTTTTTTCTTTTTCTGCAACCAACTTTAATTCTGACATTGCTAAATATACATGACAATATTCGTATGAAGATATTTAATAAAAAAATGAAAGAGGAGATAAAAACCCTAATTAACACGATCGAATTTTGTTTTTCCCTTCTTTTCTTTCCAGCAGGAGTTAAGGACCCATCTGGATTTTGATAACGACGGACACCCAACTTCATACCAAGAATACCGTAATGTTTCAAATAATCACTCATAATATAATTCTCCAATCTGTTTTATTTTATGTTTAATAATTAAAGTGAAGGGCTGTTTCCTCTTTGGACATTTAACCGAGCATGTAAAGTCGGCACCCATCTTTTAAAATATGTTTTTTAAAATGGCACTTCATCAGGACCTTCCTCTTCGGCATATTTAGCCGCAAACTCGTCCTCTTCGATGGTTACGTACATTGTCTTTAGATAAGCCTTAATTCCAGTCTTACCGTTAACTTCCCAATTATAAGGTCTAATAGTCAAATCTACATTACGGATTTCAGCATAATCAAGAGTGTCGATGGATTGGTCATCCAGAGGAGTTTGAGTTTTTCTCGTAACCAATATAACTTTAGGAGGAATATTTTCGAAATTAACCGCGACCTGAATATAATGTGTTGCATCGTCACCCTCGTCACGGGGAGCCAGAATTCTCACATTCCAACCATCTTCAGCCAATTTCTGTGCTTTTTCAGGGTCATCGATAACAACGCAAAAATTTCGATCACCAGCTCTGTTGAATTTAGACTCGGTTCCTGAGAAGTTGCGGAAGATGATATGAGCGTTTTCAATCATCAAAGTCTTGTCTCTATCCGAAATGATACGATTGAACTTTAACTCACCCCTTCTCATTTGATGAAGAAGTTTCTTAATCTCTGCTTTGAACTTTTTTGCCAATGGTTTTCGAGACTGCATAAGCAGTTCATACAAACCATTCTCAGTAACAAACCACATTTCGCGTTTTTGACCTGAACGATATATTGTATCGGTCAGCTTTTCGTCATCGTCCACATTCCAAAGCATCTGATCAACCTTATCGAGAGAGTATTCGATCATCTCTGCAATATCCTGAGCAAGGAATATAGGTTTGTCGATGGTTCCGTACATGTTAAAATTGCTGTTCAAAATATGAACAGTTTTCACTTCCATCAGATCTTGAGTTTCTACTTGTTTAGCCATTTTGTTTTTTCTCCTCTCATTCTTCTAACATATCGTCCGTATAACCTTTTAATCTTAAGAAATCGTCAAAGTCGATTTCTTCATCGTGTTCTCTGTTATATTGCTCCCATTCATCGACGTATGGATCAGGATGATTAACCCAATCCTCTATAGATCCTTTACCGCTGCGTCTTAAGTCTTTTAATATTTCTTTTACTGCGGTTTTGAATCTTCTGGCTATCGGTTTACGGGATTGGAATAATACCTCATATAGACCGTCCTCTGTTAAGAACCATACTGGTTTATGATTTCCGCCTCTTTGGTTCGTATTATTAGTACGGACCAAAACTTTTTCATCCGGGTCAACACAATTCAACATATGTGATGCGTTCCCTACGCTGTAGTCAATAACTTTAGCAATATCTACAGCTAAAAATAAAGGTTCGTCTTCAGTCCCATAAATATCAATTAGATGTCCTTGAAAATTTATTGTTTTAATAACTTCCATTTTTTCCTCCTTTCTAATTTTGGGTCTTCGAAATATAAGGTTCGTCCGAAACAAACCATTCAAAATCGCCATACTCAGATATAGACTTAACAGCTTCATCAACTAGGGAGTCATAATAAGCCCTGTCAATATCGGCTTCTTTTCCGAGCTCAGTAACCATTTCGGACTCCAACCACCTGTACCCCTTGGAACCAGTAGCGGCATAATACTTACCGTCTTTCTCACGCATAAGTAATCCGCCACCACAACCAGGTTTAATAGGGCAGAATCGACCAACCTTTCCGATGAAACGATAGCTGTGACCTTTATCGATAAGTTCTCTCAACTCCTCAACTCGTTCACACTTACGCTTCATTTCCTCGTCATTAGGAAGATCTTGATTATTGATATCTTTCCAAAGTTTTTGGTACTCTTTTTCATACTCAGATACGTCCGACAAATCTTCATTCATATCTAAATATAAAGCCGACGTAACAGATTTGGTTTCACACATGTCGTCAAATATAATCTCTTCTTTACTGAAGAGTTTCTTGAAAACATATGGAATTTGGAACTGAGTTCCGGTAGCAGTCCATTCGTTTGGATGTTTCTTGTTATCGCCTGGGACATAGCCATACAACGACTCGCATTTTTCTTTAGAAGCATATTTAGCGATATAAACAGCGTCGTTTACCAGACACATTCTGTCGTATGTAGCCTCATGTTCAAAGACATAACCATATTTTATCCCGAAATCCATGATAAACTGGATAATCTCCGGCGTTGCATCTGGAATCTTTATTGAATCAGTCTTAATATGAGCAACGATAAAACCTCGTTCTCTAACTTCATCTTGAAGTGTCTTCATAAATAAAGCACCTCTCAAAGCAACTATATTATTTTTATTACGATTATCCTTAAATGGATTCTCAAAGTTAGCCGAAGTTAAACCGTAAACTGAATTGATGGCTATTTTGAGAGCCTGAGCTAGTGAGTCAGCCTGAGATTCGTCCTTCAAATATGGAATTAATTTTCCACCCATTAAATTTCTTGCTTTATCGAAATTTCCTTGTTTAATTGCGACACGCGCATCCAAAAGGTCTTTGAAACGTTGTGTGTACTCACCAAAAATATTTAAATTAACAGCAGAATTAGGATGCATCGATTGGACGTCTAATAGAGCAACATCCCCCCATATGTCAGGCTCGGCATATACATACCCTCCTTTTCCAAGATCTACTCCACGATACATGTTATGAAATTGCTTATCGTCTTCAAAATATACAAATTCATAACCAGGAAACGCATTAATCATCTCGCACCTCCTCGAAGAAATGACCATTCGCTTGTTTTCGTTTACCGGTTAACACCCTCCAAATATTTGTTCTCGGAATATTTAATTGTCTAGACGCTTCTCTGCAACTTTCAAAACATGTTTTTTTATTTGTTGAAATTTCAGTAGCCACGACAGGAATTCTTTGATCTTTAGATACTAAATACATCTTTTCGTTTCTTATTGCGTCTTGTATATTGTCTCGCTGGGTGCCCCATGCTAAATCATCTGCCGAGTTTTGATCAGGATAGTCATATAAATGTCGAACAATTGGAAAATTATTAGGATTTGGTATAAACGCTTCTGCTACTAAACGATGTAAAAGTTCTTTTTTTACGCGTCCGTTAACACATAAACAAACATATAAATGACCATTGGAAATGAATGGTTTAAGAAACTTTAGTGTTTTCTCAGACCACACTCGACCTTTGTCGCTGACCATATACTCTGGAAAACCATAAATATATGCCCATTTCTCATCGAGATAATAGTCATCAACATGGATATTATCTCCGTAAACATAACGACTTTCCACGTAGTTCATGTTAGATTATCTCCTTTCTCAAGACTGCTCGCCGGTCGCCAAATCTGTATAAATCAGTCTTGGTTTTTTATCATTTCCAAATATAATTCGGGTTGTCAATGTGTTGGTGGTATCGTTCACTGTCATACCAGCCAAGTCTGCTAGAATCTGTCTCGCCAAGAAATCTCCTTTTCTCGCATTAAAAACGGCTTCTGTAGCAAGAACGTCATTATCGCAATATTCCGCAACCTTAGTCCAAAGCTCTTCCGGTACAGGTTGGTCCCATGGTATTCCTAATTCTTGATGATGAATACCTAATTCGATTTCCCATTTCTTTAAACTTTGTTTTGTTGAACAGAAGTCATAGACGTCTGTATAAGACACGTTATAGGCTTCCCCGAAGAAACAATTCCGACTACCGTTAATGATCTTCTGAGATAGATTATAAATTTGCTCATTTGTATAACCCATAAGTCTGGCGTACAAAATATGATTATCATATCTACGGCAGTTGAACCCTACCAATCTGAATTTCATCAGATCTTCAATTTCAGAAGGGGAGGGGTTAATCATTCGCACAACAGGTTTTCCTTCACCTTCGATCTTCCAATTAACTAAAAACAGGTTAGGAAAGACTTCTACGTCAAAAAACACAAGTTTTGCGTCTTCATTTTTTTCTCCGGAGGATATCTCTTCTGATTTAAACTGCATCTTATTTACTAGTTTAATACAATAGTCAGAGTGATTTGTGCTATTCGCAGCAAATGCTAATATCGCATTGCGCATATCAGTGACATCATAATTCAAACCACTAGCATATGCATCCTCCAGTATTTTGTAAATAAAGTCGATACTAGGCTTAGTACCTGGATGTATCTCTTTGTTGAGATTTCGTTTGATCAGGGTTCTAAGCCCTTTCTCGCTCTTTATCGCTTCAAAATTTACCATGTTTTTTTCTCCTTTCAGTGGTAAACCCGAGCTAATCATCGAGATTGGTAAGTTGTTGCACTTCGACAATTTTCGTCTTAACGAACTTTTACCAGTGAATACCTTAATTTCCACGTAGTCATCATAAACGCGGCTCAGTTTCGAGACATCTCCAGTGTAAATATAATGCAGGTGTATACCAGCACCACTCTTACTAAGTTCTGCATATGTAGACGGCCATTTACTCGCTTCTTCGATATTCTTTTCAAAAGATTTATTACCATTTTCGTCTGGAATATCGAAGTCTATAACAATATGGTTTTCGGGAACTCTAACATAGTGAAGCCTAGATGTATCCAATTCAGATAGTTTCGACGTAACGTCATCCCATTTTTTGAATGGGGTTTCATTATCTGTGGCATACTGAGCGAAACAATCCGCATACTCCTTGTCAAATATAGACTCTTGACTTTCGAATTGAATCCACGGTGCTTTAGTTTCTTCCTCTTTATCATCAAGGGTTCTTTTCTCAAATTTTTCTGTCCGAAATCCACAGTAATAACTACGAACTCTGGATCCATCATCAAGGTTGAATCGCTCCTTGTAATCCATGAAATAATTCCTAAGCTCCTCTTTAAAGATTCTTTGTGAAAACGGGAATGCTACTTTTGCCTCATCACAATAAGTCTTGTACATTTCCCATGCAGCCTTCAACGTAACACCGTCATTTTTCTTAAATATATGATACGAATCAATAACGAAGTTATAAAAATCGTTAGATGCTCCTAACATCGCCACTGGAATATAATCATCATACTTACCGGGATCACTTAAATATACTTCTTGGCAGTGATAGGCGATCGCTCCAAGTTCAAAACTGATCTGTTTCATAATCGTTTTATACTCTTGAGGACTTAATTTGTTACCGGTAGGGGATACGTCAATTAGTCTTCTTATAAGACCTGATTTTGCGTCAGTAATTTTAACCGGCTTATTTGTACCCATAAACAAAAAACATTTAAAACGATTTGAATAGGTAGACTTGAACTTCTCATTAACTGTCATAAGCTCGTGGGAAACAAGACTATTTAACTTCGTATTATCTTCAATTTTAGAGAGGTCGCCATCGTGTTGAATCGCTACAAGCGGATTGTTTTTGAACGCCTCTAGAGCAAATGAGTTACTAGATGATCCAAGGGCTTTTGCGTCAAACACTGTATAATACCCTTCAAATAACTGCTGGATGATGTTAAGTATTGTAGATTTACCAGTTCCCGCTTCACCGTATAAAACCATAAATTTCTGAATTTTCTTAGAGTCCCCAGTGACGATTGACCCGATTGCCCATTCAATCTTATGTCTTTCTTCCTCTGAATACAGAGTGGACATCAGCTTGTCATAGGCAGACAAATCGCCAGGTTCAAGCGGATAATTCAGCTTTTTACTGGCGTAATCTTTTTTATCAGTTTTATAGTTGGAAAATATAATTTTCTCGTCCAACATATAAAAATGATCTCTCATCTGCTTCTGACAGTATTTATGCCAAGAGTCAATCATTCCGGACTCAGCGTCCCACATATGCAGAACCTTTATATTAGAGTCAAATTTATGGCGGTTTTCTTCCGCATATCTATCCAGTTCACGGTCTATAAGTTGTAAAGCACAATGCTCGTCCGTAGACCATAGACCGAGTTCATCAACCCAGATAGCGTAAAAATCACCGCCTCGAATCATGAGATCTGAGCTTTTTTTGATGATGAACTTTGGATAGATTTCTATTATACCACGCTTTGTGCTACGTGTTGAAATCATAAGAAAGTCAAACATCGAATTTTATTCTCCCTTCATGCGTTTAAACTCCTCGATCTCATTACTGAGTTCTTCAATTTTTTTGTCCTGTCCATAATTATGGATTTCCACCATAAGCGCATAAATGGTAATAGTGAATACGAAAGCTGTTAGCGTTCGATTGAATCTTGCTTGATTTCTTAGTATTTTTTTCATACTTTTAATGTCATCTGAAGAAGCTTGTAAGCTTCCAAAAATATAATTAATTACCTCAACCATTAGCTTTTTCCCCCTTTCGTATCATTTCAAATTTCCAATCTTTATTACTATTAAAGGTAAATATAAATTCTGCTCCATTCTTCTGTCTTATACGGATGCTGTTTTTACCATTGGGAAACCAGGCAGCGACCCGGTCTCCGGCAAATAGCTCGAAATATAATTCAAACCATTTAAAAATTTCATTATGAGTCATATGCTCCTCCTAAGATACTAGGATCTCGTCCAAGTACCAACACATTTGATACCAAATTTCAACAGTTCGCAAATCATGTTTGCAGTTCTTAACAGTAAATAATCCGCCTTCTCCATTTCTTTTGTATTCTCGATTCAAAAACCTTGCGATGACGCGGTTCAAATATCTACTGTCAAATCTCGTATCGTCCAAAGAACTTAAACCTAGGTTTGAAATCATGTTCCAAAACCATTGCCCGGTACGATTACCTATATCAGGATCGTCCATAATGTGTTCCTCGCAACGAATAGCAAGGGCTGTTAACATTTCTAAAACACTACAAGGACGGTCATTCAAATATGTTGCTATTATAGTGTTATTGTATTGACGCTCATATCCAAATCGATATCGGAGGTCTATCCCATCTTCGGCTCTGTTACCATCCATTCTAATGATATAGGTAAACTCTATATCATACAGATGGGTCAAAAGCTTCCGATAGGATAGTCTCTTAGAATATCCATCTTTACGTACGAGCTGGTACATCCATTCGAAGTATTCTTTGTTTAGCTCGTTTTTTGTCATTAGTCATCCACCTCATGCGGCTTTCTTCTGATAACGCTCGGATATTTTCTTTGATCAAGAAGGATTTCATAGTCACATTTCAATCTATCATTTCTGACAAATACTGAATCATCCTCATATTCTCCAAAACTATTCAAAGAATCGAATCCGACAACATTTTCAATATCTTCCACAATTTCATCATTATCATCAACCAAAACCTCATCAGCGTAATAAGTTAGACTAATTGTGTCATAGTCATCTAATTCGCCGAACTCCTCTGGAGCGATAACATAAGGTTTATCCACGCTCATAGACTTCTCTTTCACCTCCTCGGGTTTTTCATCAACTATATCAGAATAATTGGTATAGCCCTGTTCGCGTAAACGGGCTGCGTATTCAATAATGCTCGGCTTTTCTTTTGCATTGTCCGCCTTTATTCGGTCTTCTTCGATAAACTTGTCATTTGAATCAACTGAATCAATTTCATCTTGAGCTATCCGCTCATATTTTTTCTCAACATACTGCCAGGTAACTACTGAGCCGACGGCTACGCCGAGAACAAACATCAAAAAATTTATTTTTTTATTCATATATAATTACCTCCTTTTACATCAGATCTAAAATGTTACCATCTACGTTGAAGTCAAGAAGGACTACTCGTTCATATACTTCTTTTCCAAATATTTCACGCGTAGCTTTATCCTTAGTAAAAACTTCTTCATTCCTTCGGTAGGCTTCGTAAATCCCGAAATCAACGTAATTATCACCATTAGTGTTATCGGGATTATATACCCAACCGACAATTTGACCGGCTTTAGTTCTAGGAATACCAAGGCTATCGAGTACGTCATTTAAGAATAAATATCCATTGGCTCTAAGTTTATCGTTAGCATATTGTTGCTGAGCTAGGAGAAACATTCGATTATAACTTCCGTCTTTTTCCCAATAAGGACTGGATTCGTCAAAGAAGAAAGTATAATCACTCAATGAGTCTCTTTCCACAACGTTGACGGTCTCTTTTACTTTCTTTTCCTTACCGTCTTCATCAACAACGGTCTTTTCGATCTTCTTTGCCTTAATGCCGTACCTCAGTTCGCGGTCGACTTCTTCGCCAAAACGCTCTACAACTCGATTTCTATATTGTTTGAAACCTTTATCGACCGTAGCATATGCGGCTGCGAGAGCTACATTTCTTTTACGAAGAATATTATTCGATGCTAAAATGCTACTTAGGGATAGAGCACCAAGAAGTACTGCGGGGGCATAAAGTTTGGCAAGCTTAACACCGGTCTGAATATAAACGATAGCCAAGTCTTTCTTAACGTCTTCAGGGGTATATTCCTCTGCGAACTTTTCATTGGCTGCACATTTATGAATAGCGTCGATATCTTCTTTAGCTTTTTCTAAAATATCATTCGCTTTAGTAGTAGCTTTACAAGCCATGACCGCACTTACAACGGTTCCGACTACCCCGGCTACTACAAGGATCTCGGGGCTATTTTTTTTGAGTTTAAAACCAATCTTGTTAACAGTTTTCATAAGTTCTATTTTTTTCATATTATCCTCTCCTTTTCTTATTATTAAATGCAATCTCTGCACCACAGGCTGCATAACCAGCTAAATCTACAAAGCTGTCTTCAGTTGCAGTCCCAGTTTTAATCCTAGCTATTTTTAATAATGCCATCATCATGGCAACGTCGGTTGCTGTAAATTCAGTATTTTTATACGCCGACCATAAAGCGGCTATCGACCGAAAGTTATCTTCGGGTGAGCCATATTCATTCTCACGTTGACCGCATACACATTGTTTAGCTCTATCTAGAGTTTCTGCTCTTGTCATTTTATCTCTCTCCTCATTCAAATATTCGTATTTTCCAACTTTTCAATTAGATTTATGATGATATTAATTTCTTTTAAAGTTTCAAAACGTTCCTCTCTAATAATCGGCTTTTCTCGCATTAAAAAAGGCCTCTGTAGCAATAACGTCATTATCGCAATATTCCGCAACCTTAGTCCACTGTACATCCAAATCGTTCCAAGTCAATTTATTATAATGCTCAACAAGTTTTTCGAGTGACTCTTTTAATTGATTAAATGTTTTTGATTTATCAACCATAAATATGACTCCTTT